CTGTGGATTACCGCTTTGGTTAAATCTGTTTAAACCTACTTGAGAAGCAGAAGTGTCCAAGGTGCTTCCAGAGCCTTCTTCTCCTTCTGGTCTACCAGTTCTAGGATCTATATATTTTCCTGTCTCTGGATCTATGCGTCCTGCTGCATAGTCTATATTAAGTCTACGCGCTAGTTCTGCATCTGCTTCTCCGCGAGTATCAAAAGTTCCATAGTCCCTAGATTCAAAAGCTCCTTGATACTCTCCTACAGGATCGTACCCGCTTACTTTGTATCTATTTGGAATTCCTGCCCCTGGCCTCATTTGTACTGTTTGTACTCCAGGCATATGTATAGGAATACCAGAGTTGACACCTGTAAAAGCACCGCCTTGTATAGTCTGTCCTGTGGGTGTTTTAAACCTTATATCACCACTTTTATACCTATCTAGTACTATATTCGATGCTGGATTATTCGCATAGTTAGCTTGACGGTTAAATGCTGTAGTCTGGTCGCGTAGAGCTTGCTTTATCGCTTCTTCCTTGGCTCTTCTTTGTGCAAGTTCCATAGCATCGTTTCCTCCTCCTCCCGGTCCTGCCTGATAAGCAGGAACTCCACCAGACATCATTTGACCACCAGAAGGTGTAATTCCACCGCCCATACTTCTAAGAACCTGAGACTCCATAGGAGTAATATAAGCTAGGTTATGCATCTCACCGCCTAGTAAAGTCTGCATGGGTATCTTATTATTTTTCTTTTGCATATTGGGCATTAGACTATTCCTGCATAATTATATTCGATTTCTTTATCAAAACCGTATTTACGATATTTTGTTTTAGCTGCCATCTTTTCGCCAAACCTTTGTACACTCAGGGCAGAGTATCTCATTGCGCTTAGTAGGTCATCTTTTATAGGAACTACCTTACCGTTCTTACGATGGTAGAGCCTAAGCTCTTCGCAAGTTTCCACACAAGACTTAAAAATTTGCAAACGACCACTTTCAAACCTTTGTAACAAAATGCTAATACCCGCTTCCACTGAATTGTTACCACTTAATGCTCCTTCTACTGGTGGGTTCTTGAAGTGTTCTGCTAACATATATACTCCAAGATCCCTATATTGTTGGGCTAATTGTACCCCAGATCCTTTATCATGTTGTAATCCGTCATGCGGAAAAGCTACAGGTATCCCCGGTGTTCTTGCGTTTATGACTGCCGCGTGAGTTATCGGTGTTTCCTTGCTTCTCCTATATTCGTCATAGACATAGATAATATCATTCTCCGAATCGTATGCTGTCCAGCAAACTGCTGTAGGATGGTCAAATCCAAAGTCTATAGCTGCTAGTCTCATAAAGTGTTCGGGTAGTTCAAAGTCCTCTACAAGTATTTCATCTTCGTTAATCGGATAGACCAAACCACTTCCAAAAACTGGTATACCCTTGGAACGCATATCGCGCTCGGCGGGGCTGTATACGGCTAGTAACTGCTCTTTTGTAGATGCGTCTAAATGTTCTACATCGTCCCAAGTGGCTGTTGTAAGGCTTTGCCCAGGTTTTAAATCGTTGAGAAAACCGCTTACCACGTTGGTCATTCCACGCTCTGGGGTAAAAGTCATGTAGACGATTCCGTTTGTGTCTACTGTTCTGGTTATACACTGAGAAAAGATTTCCTGCTTTGGTTCCTCATCCAGCCATACAACGTCTATTGCCTCCCCCATGAATTTCTCAAAGCCTTGTTCGTAAGCTTTGAATGTTATCTGAGAATTTCCCCCGCTTTTATGCTGTATTAAAGCACTTGAATGAGCATTGGGAACTCCCGGTTTTCTGGTAGTTTCTACAATTTTGTTTAATGGTACTGCCCCTGTCCCTTTTTTGCTAGGATCTTGGGGATTGCCAAATAACTCCTTCTGTATAATATCCCTTGTTGTATCGTTACTTTCCCCCGCCGCCCATATACGGACAGGTTTATTAAACTTTCTCCCCTTCCACCATGTAGGATAGTTTCCTGTTAGGTGGTAGGCTGTTTCTACCGCACCGCAATAGGTCTTGCCTACTCGGTTTGCTGCCATTAGGATTCTCTGAGCGCAATCGTGTCCCTCAGAGTGAAAGTCCTCTTGGTACTTATATGGCTTATAGTAGTTAAGCCTAGTTGTTTCTATCCTTCTCTGTCTTTCCTTCAAAAGCTTTAAAGTCTTTGCCTTTTCCTTAGACAAATTAAATTCAATCTCTCGGTGTAACATCTAGTTTTACAACATTGGACAATAGTGCTATCTGTTCGTCCAACTCATCGTCTGTTAATTCCGTAACTTCCTTGATTGTAGTTTCCTGCTTGTGTACAGCGTCATATCCTGCCCTAGAGAGAATATCCTTGGCTGCATTGAGTTTAACATTCTCTGAATCTGCTGTTCTCATTAGAGACTCCAGTACAGACAAAGCAAGTATAGACGTTTCCCCCACTCGCTCGGAGATCCTCTTTTCTATATGTCTGAAGAGATGTCGCTGTAACCGCTTTGCTCTATTGGAAGCATTGGATTTCTCAGCTGTGTACCCGGAAGCATGGAAAGCTTCAACAGGAGGTAGATTGTTATCTACAAGATTAACTACAAAGTTATGTTCTTTTTCCGTAAGCTCCTTGTCTAAAGGTTTAGGCTCTTCTAGGCTTGCGTACATTCCAGTTTTTACAGGCAAAGTATTTTCCTTAACTAAGTTAAAAACAAGGTTATACGATATTATACCGTATTGTTACAGAATTGTCAAGTAGTTTTTCCAAGAGTTTTAAAATTGTCCCCAAAAATGAACGCAGAGAACAATTATATATTTTTTTGCATAGGGGGGGTCTTGTTTTTCCCGGATCGAGCCTTTTCGATTCTAATGAATCAGAGTCGGTTCAATATTGAATCAATGTTGATCCATTATGACTCGAACCAATGTTGTTCCAATGTTGAGCAATGTTGAAATATTTTGAGAGAGTGTGAGAGAGAGCGAAGAGGATGTTATATTATAACACAACACATTGATTATATTTATTTTGATTAATTTAAATAAAAGTATTGACAAGACAAAAACATTATATTATATGTAGTATTATAAACATAAACAAAAGGATCAAATGATGTATAGAGAATTATTAGAATCAGTATTGTATCAATGGGCTTGTGGTAACATGTCAACAGATGATGCTAAAAGAATAACTGAACAGCAAGAAGTCGATATTGACTACAGGCAGCAAATAACCGATAATGTCATAATAGGCTATAATTCTAAGACAGGTAGAGAAGAAAGATTTGAGGTATAACATGAAGTATTTTATTGAACATCACTTCACATATGGTTGGGATATTCTCAATGAGGATAATCCCACATATTATGACACCGCAGAAAAAGCACAAGCAGAAATAGATGACTTGATAGAATAGAAACTGTAAAAATTAATTAAAAGGAAATAAAACAATGGGAATATCTAATCCAGCACACGGGAGCCCACAAGATAGGGGCTCGGCTGATAAATATTACGGGCGACAATACAAACCGCATTATTATAGGCATTTAAAAAGCAAGTCAATTAGAATCACATTAGATTTTATGACTGATAAACAGATAGAAGAATATTCTTTAGGCTATGATACGGAGGAAGACAAAAAAGATTGGGGATGGTGATAAAAAAGTGCTTGACAGAAAAAAAAACTACTGTATAATACACTATTGTGTACACAGTAGAGATACACAATAAAGATTAGTTAATAAATACTATAGTATATCTTATAGTAATCACTTGGTAGCAATATTGTGAGGAAAGAAGATGATTAAAACAAGAACAGAAGCTATGTTAACAGAACAATATAAAAAAGTAATTCGACAGCAGGAAGAGTTGTCTAAACAAAAACAGGATATCATTGAAGCAATGGCCCAGGATTGTGCGCGGCACTATAACAGGATATTTGGTAAGGTAAAGGTAAGAGACGATGCGCTGCGCGATTTGTGATAAAGCATTAATAGCCTCTCAAAAAGTTGAGGAGGATATGTGTTCTGCCTGTAAGCACGAAGTGAGAAAAGCATTAGGATACTTAGACCACTTTGTATATGATTGGTCTATTGAAGGAGAGGACTAGCGCGTGGATAGAAAAGAATGTTTAAATACTGCTGAAGGTTTAA